CCCACATTGCCCACAACACGACTTGAAAACAGATTGCCCACATTGCCCACAACACGACTTGAAAACAGATTGCCCACATTGCCCACAACACGACTTGAAAACAGATTGCCCACATTGCCCACAAGCTGACGGGCTGCTAGCTGGCAGCGCGTGGGTCATGCCCACATTGCCCACCACGCCCAGGCTGAATGCAAACGGGAATCATTTGCAACTGAGGGGGTGGGCCGGCCCGCGCGAGGGTTGTACCTGGTACGTAGGGGTTGCACAAAATTTTTTTATTTTTTCAGCAAACAACTATTGCCTTACAGCCCGCACGCAACTATCCTCGCGTGGCGATGTCTGACGTGATGCGCACGTAGCGACCGGGAGGTAGCTGAAGGGCTTAACCCCCTTGCCCACCATCTAAGGCAATCTCCGCCCCGGCACACAGGCTCGACGGATGTTCGAGATCGCGGCCTCCCGGCAGGACAACCCTGCACATCGCTTGTCAATTCCTTACGCGCACGGTACTGTTGCGACATGTTCAAATCGCTCCCGTATGAGCCACGCGAGTTAAAGGCCACAGAGGCCCGCCTTCAGGCGATTTATGACGCTGCCGCGCTCGGGTTGAAGGGTGATAGCCTTGCCCTGGCGGCGGGGATGTTGCCAGCGGAGTTCCGCCGACTATGCCAAATGGACCCCCTCGCCCAGATGGCGGAGGCTAAGGGTCGTGCAGACAGCGAATTTGAGGCCGCGAACCAACTGCGTCTGGCGGCTCGAAATGGCGATTCAAAGGCTTCTTTGGCAATCCTCCAGCATGTGCATGGCTGGGTGGCGAAGCAGCAGGTGCAGGTCGATGTCAAGCAGCAGATCAGCGTCATCGCGGCGCTGCAAGAGGCGGAGTCTCGCGTCATCGAGGGCCGAGTGGTGTCGGATACACCGGCTGCACTGAGCCACACCCCCGCACCCATCACCCGCGCGACCCCTGCGCTGACGGCAGAGTATGCAACTACCGATCTATAGCCCTGAGGAAGAACAGCTCCTAATGACGCGTCTTTGGTCGCCTGCGATCAAGGACGACCCCGAGGCGTTCGTGCTGTTCGCCTTCCCGTGGGGGCAGCAGGGTACGCCACTGGCGCAGTTCAGCGGACCGCGCAAGTGGCAGCGCGAGGTGCTGCGCAAGGTCGCCGCTCACATCGCTAAGAACAAGACCGCGACCGGGTACGAGGTGCTGCGCATGGCAACAGCCTCGGGGCGCGGCATCGGTAAGTCGGCGCTGGTGAGCTGGCTGATCCTCTGGATGCTAACGACGCGCATCGGCTCGACCATCATCGTCTCGGCTAACAGCGAGGCGCAGCTACGCTCGGTCACATGGGCCGAGGTGACTAAGTGGCTCTCACTGCTGCTCAACAGTCATTGGTTCGAGGTGTCAGCGACGCGGGTGATGCCGGCCAAGTGGCTCGCGGAGATCGTCGAGCGAGACCTGAAGAAAGGCACGCGGTACTGGTCCGTTGAGGGCCGGCTGTGGTCGGAGGAGAACCCCGACGCGTACGCGGGCGTGCACAACTTCGATGGTGTGATGGTCATCTTCGACGAAGCAAGCGGTATCCCAGACCCCATCTGGTCGGTGACGGCGGGCTTCTTTACGGAGAACACGCCGAACCGCTTCTGGCTCGCCTTCAGCAACCCACGACGCAACGAGGGGTATTTCTATGAGTGCTTCAACGCGAAACGCGAATTCTGGCAAACGCAAAACATCGACGCCCGCCAAGTTGAAGATACGGATAAAGCCGTCTACGAGCAAATCATCGCTGAGTATGGAGCAGATAGTAGCCAGGCAAAAGTCGAGGTCTACGGAGAGTTTCCTTCAGACGGCGACGACCAGTTCATTGCTCCGCGAATTGTGGAGGAGGCTATGGCGCGGGCACGGTACAAGGACGAGACAGCGCCACGCGTTATCGGAGTCGATCCAGCGCGAAGCGGCTCAGACTCAACCGTCATCGTCGTCCGACAAGGGCGCGACGTGGTGGCGATTAAGCGCTACCGGGGAGAGGACACGATGGCGACCGTTGGCCGAGTCATCGACGCGATTGAAGAATTTAATCCAGCGCTTACGGTCATAGACGAGGGAGGCCTCGGCTACGGAATACTTGACCGGCTGAAAGAGCAGCGGTATAAGGTTCGTGGGGTAAACTTTGGCTGGAAGGCTAAGAACCCTGTGATGTGGGGCAACAAGCGCGCCGAGATGTGGGGCGACATGCGAGAATGGCTACGCACGGCGAGCATACCGCATGATCGGCTACTCAAGTCGGACCTGTGCGGGCCGCACGTCAAGCCTAACTCGTCAGGGACGATCTTCTTGGAGGGTAAGAAGGAGATGAAGGCTAGAGGTCAAGCGTCGCCCGATGCGGCAGACGCCCTCGCCGTCACCTTCGCCTACCCGCTCGCTAGCCGTGAGGCCCGCGACGTACCAAGACGAGTGGTCGCCCGGCAGGGCGGCAACGGCATGGCTAGCAGTTGGATGGGAGCCTGATGGCACGCAAGTCGGTCAGTCTGTCGGTGGGGCGAGGCGAGAAGCAGCCCGTGTCTAAGGGCGCGGGCTTGACGGCCAAGGGCCGAGCGAAGTACAACCGCGCTACGGGCAGTAAGCTCAAGGCGCCAGCACCCAACCCGAAGACTAAGGCGGACGTGGGACGCAAACGGTCGTTCTGTGCGCGCATGAAGGGCGTGGTGGCTAAGGCCAAGGGGCCGGCTGAACGAGCAAGGGCGTCGCTCAGACGCTGGAAGTGTGGCTAATGGCTAGTAAGAAAGGTCTTTACGCGAACATTCACGCTAAGCGGGCGCGCATCGCAGCCGGTAGCGGTGAAAAGATGCGCAAACCGGGTAGTAAGGGAGCGCCGACCGCCAAGGCGTTCCGTCAGTCGGCCAAAACGGCCAAAAAGAGGAAGTAAGTATGCCGTACGATCGCGTAGGTATCGCTCCTGGCGCGCTGGGCAACATGCTCATTGAGCGCGCGCCGTCTCAGCCCGCGCGGCAACCCGTACGGCCTATGCCGGCACGGCGCATGTCGGACGACATCATCCGCACGACGGTAGCGTTTCGGCCCACCCCGATGGTAAAAAAGCGCAGGGGAATGGCATAAATGCCCCTTGTTAAGTCCGCCAGCAAAGGCGCGTTCCGCAAAAACATCCGCGCCGAAGTGCGTGCGGGTAAGCCTGTCAAGCAGGCTGTGGCGATCGCGTATGCGGTCAAGCGTAAGGCACAAGGTAAGAAGCGCAAATAATGGCAAAAGACCCTACAGGGCTTAGAGGCGCCGCTCGCGTCGCCAACACGCCGACCAACCGGGGCAAAGCCTCCCGCGACCCAGCCGATGTACTGGCCACGGCGCGCTCGCGCCTCACAATGGCCCTCTCGGCGTACTCTGACAGCCGAGAAGACGAGCTGGATGACCTGCGTTTCATGGCAGGATCGCCGGACAATCAGTGGCAGTGGCCCCAAGACGTGTTGGCGACGCGCGGCTCGGTGCAAGGACAGACGGTCAACGCGCGTCCGTGCCTAACGATCAACAAGCTGCCGCAGCATGTGCGGCAAGTCACCAACGATCAGCGTCAAAATCGGCCTTCTGGCAAGGTCATTCCGGTCGATGACAAGGCGGACGTTGAGGTCGCTGAGATATTTGACGGAATTGTCCGTCATATTGAGTACATTTCGGATGCGGATGTCGCGTATGACACCGCTTGTGACAACCAAGTCACCTACGGCGAAGGGTATTTCCGCATTTTGACGGAATACTGCGACGAAAACACGTTCGATCAAGACCTTCGCATAGGCCGCATCCGAAATAGCTTCAGTGTGTACATGGACCCGACCATCCAAGACCCTTGTGGTGCGGATGCGGAGTGGTGCTTCATCACCGAAGACATTCCGAAGGCGGATTTTGAGCGCATGTACCCCAACGCAGAGCCGATTTCGTCGGTTTTGCAGCGTGGTGTCGGCGATCAAGCACTATCGCAGTGGATTAACGAGAATACGGTCCGTATTGCGGAGTATTTCTACAAGGAACACACGCGCGAGACGCTAAATCTCTACGCCGGCAACCAAACGGCGTTTGAAGGGTCGCCCGAAGCGCAAGAGTTGGAAATGCTCGGCCTTCAGCCGATCCGCAAGCGCGAAGTTGACGTAAAACGCGTCAAGTGGCTGAAGACTAACGGCTACGAAATCCTTGAAGAAAGCGAGTGGCCGGGCAAATGGATTCCGGTCATTCGTGTAATCGGTAACGAGTTTGAAGTTGAAGGCCGCATGTACGTGTCGGGCTTGGTGCGCAACGCCAAGGACGCCCAGCGCATGTACAACTATTGGGTATCGCAGGAAGCAGAGATGCTGGCCCTCGCGCCCAAGGCGCCGTTCATCGGTTACGGCGGTCAGTTTGAAGGCTACGAACAGCAATGGAAGACGGCCAACACAACCAACTGGCCGTACCTAGAAGTTAATCCCGACGTGACAGACGGTCAAGGCGCAGTCCTGCCGCTGCCACAACGTGCCCCGCCGCCGCTTGCCCAGACGGGCTTGATCCAGGCGAAGATGGGCGCTGCCGACGACATCAAGGCCGCGACCGGCCAGTATGATGCCAGCCTCGGTATGCGGTCCAATGAGCGCACGGGTCGGGCCATTTTGGCGCGTGAACGGCAAGGCGACACAGGCACATACCACTTTGTAGATAACCTAGCTCGGGCCATTCGCTATGGGACGCGCCAACTCGTTGACTTGATTCCGAAGATTTACGATACCCAGCGTATCGCCCGAATCATCGGCATCGACGGAGAGACCGCAACGGTCAAGATCAACCCGATGCAGGCTGAGCCTGTCCGTCGGGTGATGGACGAGGCGGGCATCGTGATCGAGAAGATTTACAACCCGTCGGTGGGTAAGTACGACGTGGCGGTCACGACCGGCCCGTCCTACGCGACCAAGCGTCAGGAAGCCATGGACGCCATGGGGCAAATTTTGCAGGCCAACCCGAACTTGTGGCAGGTGGCAGGCGATCTGTTCGTCAAGAACATGGACTGGCCGGGCGCTCAAGAGATCGCCAAGCGGCTCCAGAAGGTCATTGATCCGAAGCTCTTGGCGGACGAGGAAGACCCGGCGCTTCAGGCGGCCAACCAGCAGATGCAAGTTATGGCGCAGGAAATGCAGATGATGCAGGACATGCTCCGCCGCGTGCAGCAGTCCATGGAAGCCCGCGAAGTGCAGATTAAAGAGTTTGAGGCGGAGGTCAAGGCGTATCAAGCCGAGACCGATCGCATCAAGGCAGTCGAAAGCGGCTTGAATGAGCAGCAGATTCAGGACATCATAATGGGCACTTTGGCCGGTATGATGTCAAGTGGCGAGCTTGTGCCACCGACCGCCCAACGGACAATGCTTGAAATGGGCACGGAGTTACCGCCGCAATGAAACCAGCAGATTTTGTCGGGCACTTATTTCTAGCGCGAGATGTCACCCATTCAGTGCATCTGAATACGCGTAGCTATGCCAAGCATCAGGCGCTGGGGGCATTTTACGACGGTATCATCGACTTGGCAGATACGTTTGCGGAAGCCTATCAGGGCCGTCATGGCTTGATCGGCCCAATTACGTTGCAATCGGCCAAGAAAAACGGCAACGTCATTGAGTTTTTGCAGGAGTCTTTGGCCGAAATTGAAGCGAATCGCTACAAGTTTTGCGACGAAGATGACTCTGCAATTCAGAACATTATTGACGAAATTGTGGCTCTTTACTTGAGCACTTTGTATAAGCTGCGCTTCTTAGCGTGAGGATAAAGCATGGAACTTCTTAATCCGATGGCCGATGCCGTATATCCCGGTCGTACGGTATCGTACACCGGCACGGCAGGCTCGACCGCAACGTGGCAAGCTGGCCCTCAGGGCGTAGTCGTGTGGTCCACGACCCCGGCGTACATCGTTGTGGGCGAAGGCGTCACTGCGACGACTTCCAGCACCCCGATTCCGGCGTTTACGCCGATTCCGTTCATTGTGCCGCAGGGCACGGGTGCGCCTTGGCGAGTCAGTGCGATCCGTGTCGGCGCTGACGGCGACGTGTACGCAAAGCCTATTAACATCCGATGAGCTGGGGAGTCGCGCTGCGAAACGGCGTAGCAATCGGCCTTGGAGCCGTGATTACGCTGTTTTCAGGCACGCTAGATAGCGGCGCCTCGGTGGGCAATCTGTTGACCGAAGCGGGCGACAACTTGGTGCAGGAAGACGGCGGCCAATTGCTGCTGGAGTGATGAATGGCAATCGTTAAGATTTCAGACCTTCCGCTTGTAGACTCGCCGGTCGAAGGCACCGATCTGTTCGTTGTCGTTCAAGACAACGTGACAAAGAAGGCGTATGCGTCGGACATTCAGACCTACGTAGGGTTTGAAGAAGTCCAGTACGCGACTGCCGGGCAGACGGTCTTCAATCTGACGACGATGAGTTACGCGCCGGGCGGCAACAACCTAATGGTGTTTGTTGATGGCGTGAACCAGTACGAAGGGCTGTCCTACACCGAAACGAATTCAACCCGCGTGACGTTTACGCAGGGGCTACACGTCGGTGCGGTCGTTAAGTTTTCGACTGTACAGACGCAGACTTCGCTTGTTAACAATGCTGGCGCTGTGACGTTTACGCAGGCTGGTACGGGAGCGGTCACGCGTAGTGTTCAGTCCCGGCTTAGAGATTCAGTTAGCGTAAAAGATTTTGGTGCGGTGGGCGATGGCGTAACGGACGATACCGCCGCAATTACCGCAGCAGTGCAGTATGCAGAAACTATTGGCGCAGTTGTTGATTTTCCAGCCGCAAGTTATGCGGTAAAGATGGTTTTTATTGAAAACGGAAACATCAAACTAAATGGAAATGGCTCAACGATCATTCAAAGCCATGATAACGTCAATTCAACAACCATTGGTGGGGCAGGCCAATACAAGGTCAGCGCGGCGTTTTTTCTAAAGCGTGGATCAGAAAACGTAGAAATTACGGGGTTTACGTTTACTACCAATGACGGGTCATTCCCTGCTTTGGCGGTTGGTTTTGGGTCTTATTTCCCAAGCATTGGCGGTCAGTTCAGCAACAATACTTATATCCACCACAACAACTTTGAAGGCGGCCAAGATCGCTGCATGTTTTTTCAAGCTGGAGAAAATCTCCGGTTTGAAAACAACAATGTCGTGAACAACGGGTTTACGGTACACATTGGTTATGCGGGAAATGAATATTTTTATGACCCGTCAACCAATACGTCAGTTAAGTATTCACCTATAGCGCCTTCATTCATCAATAACATTTTTGATGGCTACAGCAGTGATCGCAGCACAACCTGCGCTCACTTGACCGGATGCGTCAATTTCGTTTGCCGTGACAATCGATTCCTTGATATGTCCATTGGAAGCATTGGGAGCCTCCGCGTATTACGGTTGTACTCAAATGACTTTGGTCCATACGACGCCAGTGGAAACCAGTTGTCGTACATTCAAGGGATTTGCTCTGGAAATGTAATCAACGGCACTTTTGACCATGCGCTTGAAGTTGATGGTCAATCAGATTTTGCTTCATCAACTTGGACATCTTCGTTCCAGATGAGAATTTTGGTCGAAGGAAATAACATTAAAGGCACCGGAAACGGCATCAAAATTAACGAGTGTAATGACACTAAGTTTTTTGGTAACTTTGTTGAAGTAACCGAATCATGCCTGTACATGACAGCGCGATTGTCTTACGTCAACATTAGCAACAATGTTTTGAGATCAACCGCCGGCGGGTATAACGATACAGTCTGCTATAGCGCATTTGGCGCTGGCTCTGGATACATTACATTTAATAACAATCGTGTAACCGCAGCGAGTTCGTCCCAATATGTTTTTAACGACAATGTTGCCTTAACTTGGTTTGTTTGCAGCCAAAACAATTTCTTTTTTGATGGTGATGCGGCAAATTCGCGTCTTATTATTCTAAAACTTGCAGCAAAATCTTGGTTTACGGACAACGTATTTAACATTGAAACAAATGTTTCTGGTTTTGCGCCATTGGTTTTGACCGGAAGTGGAGCGTATGCGTCGGTAAATGTTGACGGCAATCACTTGATTGCAGTTAACGGCACAGGCGCTGCAACTGTGAGGTTTTGCTCAATAACTGGCTTTAAAGACGTAAATATTCATAACAACATCTGTGGCGGGCCGGTTTTGGTTGAAGATAGCGACCGTGTTTACATTACCAACAACACGATTATTACTCCGTCGTCTAACATTGAAAGAGCGATTGACTGCACTAATGATGGATATGCTGTAAAGGCTCTTGTAGAGATTCATAGCAACTACATTTTGTCGGCGTCTGCGACAACAACACCGGCTGTGTCAATTGTTTCTAACAACAGTGCAACAAACAACACAACCTCAAAAGTAACGATGAATTACATTAGTTGCAATTCGTCGCAAGCGCCGATCGTTCAACAAAATCAGGGCGAACTTGGAATTATTGGAAACACGCTAATCAACGCTGGCGCTGGCGGCACGGCTGCCGCAGTTACCGGATCGGCAACGCTGGTCAGCTTTTAAGGAGTAGTTTATGGCAGACAAAAAGATTTCTCAGTTGACCGGCGCAACAACGCCGCTTGCTGGAACTGAAGTTTTACCGATTGTTCAAGGTGGGAACACCGTAAAGGTTGCGGTATCGGATTTGACTGCTGGTAGAGGCGTTACTGCATCTTCCATCACGGCTTCTAACCTAACAGCCGGTCGAGTTCCGGTTGTTGGAACCGCAGGGTTACTTGGAACCAGTGCAAACTTAGTGTGGGATAGCGGAGACTCATATCTCGGAATTGGGATATCTCCGACATATCCCCTTCATGTCTCTCGCTCATCGGCTGGCGCCGTGGTTGGGTTTCGAGCATCGGATGTTACTGCCAATGCTCGATCAATCATCATTGGAAACTCGCAGGGAGATGTTGTAGCGGCGTCCACAACGACCGGAAACGGCGTAATTTATTCTGACAGCAGCAAAACTATGGCGCTGGGCAGCAATGGCTCAGCAACTGCAAGACTCACCGTTCAAACGGGTGGTGACGTAACGGTTAACACCGGCAACCTCGTCGTCGGCACCGCCGCCAAAGGCATCGACTTCTCTGCCAACACCGGCGCGGCTGGCATGACGAGCGAGCTGCTCAACTGGTACGAGGAAGGTACGTTCACTCCGACCGATCAAAGCGGCGCTTCGCTAACTCTAGCCGGTGGCGGTTTCTATACGCGAGTTGGTCGAATTATATTTTGGCAAACAACATTCGTTTTCCCTAGTACCGCAAACGGTTCTAATGCACAATTTGGCGGATTGCCGTTCACGCTTAATGGTGGGTCACTTGCTCAAGGTCGAGCCGGGGCATTTGTAACTTATAGTTCCAAGGCTGATTTGGTTAATTTGCTGCAAATTTCAGCGAATGAAATTCGTTTTTACAAGGCTGGTGGAACGCAAATGACGAACGCGGAGTTGTCAGGCGGAGAGTTCTACCTTGCCGGTTTTTACGTTGTTTAATTAGGAAACGCCCATGCCCTTAACTAAAGCCAGTTATTCTTTAATTAATGGCGCTCCCGTCAATGTGCGGGATTTTGGTGCATTGGGAAATGGGTCAAATGACGACACCGCTGCCATTCAGGCAGCAATTAACTATTGCCAAGATAATTTATTGCCGCTTTATTTCCCGCCCAACGTAGTTAGTCAATACTATAAAACTTCGGCTCCATTAGTTGTTACAAAGCCAATCACCATGTTTAGCGACAACCAGCGATCAACCACGATCCTTGCGGTTGGGTTGAGCGCCGGGCAATACGTTTTAGATATTGATGGAACTTCGTTTGGCACATTTCAAGAAGCCCTTATAAAAGGATTTACGCTTTTTGCCGGAAGTGGGAATTGCTTACGAATAAAAGACGTAAGCATGTCTGTGTTTGAAGATATTGGGGTTCGCAACTGCGTGCATGGAATTGTGTATACCGGAACCCGGTGCTATCACAATGTTTTCAATAGAGTTCAGCCTGTAACCGCCGTTACTGGCAACACAATCAGAATGACAAACCACACGGGTGGTGGCCCGCATTCTTTTTATGATTGCACATTTGGCGGGTCGATAGGGTTTATTCTCGATCAAAACTCGCTCGTCGATTCAATTAATTTTTATGACTGTAATTTTGAGCAATGCACAAGCCAAGGGCTTTATGTTGCTGGAACCGTTGTTGGGCTTGGATTTTATGGCGGCAGAACAGAAGGCGGAGACACCACAGATTTTTTAATTCGCCCCGAATCTGGAAACATTGTTTCTGCAATCAATGTTAATGGCGTTTCGTTTTTTTCATCTGACAGTGGCGGTGTTCCGAGAATTTCTCTTGGCGGATCGGCTGGCAAAGTTCGCGGCTTTAACATAGTAGGTAACTATGTCGGGCATGGAGCCAACAACTTTTCTGCGGATTTTGTTCAGTTAAACGGCGACGGCGAAAGCGGTACTATTGCAAATAACTACCTCGATGGAACACTGTCTCTTTGCAAGCCTGTTAATGTTCTGCGACCGGGCGTTGCGGTTTACAACAACGAAGCAAACAACGGCAAATTTTCGCCAAGTTTTTCGCTTACACAAAGCACGTTTACTGCAACCGCTACAGGCATGACGACTTCTCCCACCGGGACAGTAAAATATTCGATAATTGGTAATACGGTTACGTTGGACATTCCGGCGATCAGCGGGACATCTAACAGTACGGCATTCACGTTAACCGGCGCTCCCGCCGCCATCGCGCCTACTGCCGATAAAGACGTCCTCATTGGAGTTACCGATAATGGGACAACTCAACTTGGATTTGTAAAAATCAAAACAACTGGCGTTTTAGAGTTTTACGCTAACCTCGGGGGCGGAATTTTTACCGGCTCCGGCACAAAAGCAGTTCGCGCGTTTTCGGTGACTTATACCCTCGCATAAATGCTTGACTCTTTTACGCAACAAACTATGATTTACCCGTACTGGTGCGGTTCACCAGGGATTCGTAAGGAATCAAAATGTCTGAAAACGAAGTAGTAGCGGAGCAAGTACCCGCGCCGGAACCGGAAGCTACGGCAGCACCGGAACCCGAAGTAGTGGCCCAAGAGGCCGAAAAGCCGGAAGAAAAGCCTGCTAAGACGTTCTCCCAAGAGGAGCTCGACGCACTGGTAGGCAAAAGACTTGCACGGGAACGTCGCAAGTGGGAACGAGAGCAAGCGCTAAAAGCGCCTGAGTCCCAAGCTCAGACGCCCGCCACGCTGCCTGACCGAGACATCGACCCCGACGCTTACGCGGATGCTTTGGCAACCCGCAAAGCCGAGGAGTTGCTGGCCAAACGTGAGGCAGACCGGCAGCAGCGCGAGCTGTTGATGGCCTATAAAGAACGTGAGGAAGCGGCCTTTGAGAAGTACGACGACTTTGAACAAGTCGTGTACAACAAAGCCTTACCAATCACGAACGTAATGGCCGAGACGATTCAGGCTTCGGATGTTGGCCCTGATGTAGCATACTACTTAGGTTCCAACCCCCGCGAGGCTGAGCGTATTTCCCGCTTATCGCCCTACCTGCAAGCCAAGGAGATCGGTAAGATTGAGGTCAAGTTGACCGACAATCCGCCGGTTAAACGAACAACCAACGCGCCCCCGCCGATTAAGCCTGTGACGGCTAAAACCGTAGGCGCGCCGGCCCGAGACACGACGGACCCACGCTCAGTCAAGGACATGAGCACGTCGGAGTGGATCGAAGCCGAGCGCCTGAGACAGATTAAGCAGTGGGAAGCGCGACGTAACCGCTAACTTCTTTTTTGGAGATTTATTGTGGCTAATACACTTCTTACTATTGACATGATTACGCGGAAGGCTCTGGAAATCCTGGAGAACAACCTCGTAATCACCCGTAACGTGAACCGTCAGTACGACGACAGCTTCGCTGTCGAAGGTGCCAAGATTGGTTCGACCCTCCGCATCCGTCTGCCGGATCGCGCTCTTGTGACCGACGGCGCTGCGCTTCAGGTTCAGGACGACAACGAGCAGTTCACCACGCTCACCGTCGCCTCGCAGAAGCACATTGGCGTCAACTTCACCAGCGCCG